GTTTAAAGTTGCAAATATATTTTTTACGATATATCCGTGGAGGTGTCGTATAGCCGTAATGCTATACATCAAACGCGTAAGCTCTTGTGAAATCAGCACCCACCCACGGATTTTTATATTTATATATTATGATTTCACAAGTAGAAAACACAGAGACAATGCTTCCGACTGCGGAGGCGTTGTATCCCCAAAAACCACAGACACCCCGCTCCAAAGGGTTATTGGAAGACCTCTACGAGGAGGTAGCCAAGGAGTATTTTCAAGAAATTCTTCAGGAAGCACGCGGAGAATGTGTGATCAAGGTAGGTTCCAAGAAGAACAGCTATACCGGAAAGATTACCGATGAATGGCGTATCTGTGCGCTCCATCAGGAGGGCAAGGGAAAAACCTTTGCCACAGCTGTACTCTCGCTCTATGGGGCTATCACTTATGCTAAAGTAAAGGAAGGAGGTGTGCTATGAAAGGAAACACACTACCACGCCCGCTGAATGAAGTTCTCGGGAGAAAGCTCGCCTATTGGATCGCTGAGATAGCCGGCAGGTTAGACCACGAGGATGATTTCCAAGAAAAGCTCTTACAGTTCCCTAAGCTATTGGAGGACTCAACCTTTTTTGACAAGGAGGAAGAAGCCTTTGTAAAAGATATGTTTCTGCACATGCTCTCGCTAACCTTTATCGTGCAGCGGCACAGGGAGGAAATAGATTTATTCTACGAGGAATACAACAATTTAGGCTGTTAATAAGAAAGCGTATGGAAGATTACAAAGAAGAGATTCGGGAGCTGATAGGGAGATATTACAGCCCTATAGCGACCACCAATAGCTGGGTATGTACTTATAAGAGTACCCTTGAGCTGCTGGCTATGGTAGTGGGGGTGATCCCCACTACCCCAGTAAGCGAACACGATATCTACGAGCTGATGAAAGAAATAGGTTTTGCCATAGAACTGGTGGAGCAGGAACAAGGAGAAGCCTTCTTGTGGAGGCTGTATAAGAAGAGTGAAAAGTAACAAGTGAATAACAAAAATTAAAAGCAATGGAAACAAAAGTAACAGACATAGAATTGCGTAAAAAGCAATTAATAGCCGAGGAAAAGGAGTATTGGATGGTTGTCGGCGGGCTTGGAGTGATCATAGGCCTTGTGGCAGGCTTGGTGCTATGGATAGCGGGGGTAGTGCCTTGGTGGGGTGCCTCGCTGATCCTTGTGGCCACAGTGGCGTATTCCTCCTATACGGATGTGATCGGAAAGCGTTCGGGCGATCGCATACAAGCCATACAGGACGAGGCAGGCTTTGCCGCTCTCAAGCAGCGAGATCAGGAACGGGAGCGAATAAGGAAAGGGGCATTTTGGCTTATTTTTGCAGGAATGTTTGCCTTTGGGTTATACCTATTTAGTCAGTATACCGATGCAGCGCTGGGTATGATCATTGTATTTACATACTTTGGCGTATGCTTCCTTATCGCGAGGTACTTATGGCGAAAACTTTTATAGTGACCAGTGACAAGTGAAAGAGTCCTTTCCTGAATGGAAAGGGCTCTTTATTTTTGCAGTGGTCAGTAGTCAGTGGACAGAGGCTGACAGCTGACAACTAACCACTAATCACTGACAACTGACAACTGACCACTAATAACTAACACCTGTAAAAAATGGCAAAGAAAGTAACGACAGATTTGGTCATCACGATCAATGGGAAGCAAGTATCGGACAGTTTCACGGGGATTTCCAAAGCGGTAAAGGATCTGGAAAAAGACCTAAAAAAACTCACGCCTGGCACGGAAGAATTTAACAATAAAGCAGCAGAGCTAAAGGAGGCTAAGGCACATTTGGAGCGTATAAAGAGTGAGATTCAACAAGCTACAGCGGCGCTTGATCAGGTGACGGGGAGCGCCGAGCGAGCAGGCTCCGCCCTTGAGGCGGCGGGGCGCAAGAGTGAGGGCTTTTGGTTGGGAATAAAGCAGATAGTTACAGGGAACCTGCTTACAAGTTTTCTGGGGACGCTTGCAGGCACGGCTAAGGATTCGGTGGGGGAGCTGTTGGAAATCTCCGATGCGATGTCGGGGGTCGAAAAAACCTCAGGGCTTGCCGCTGAGAAGGTACGCGAACTGTGGAATGACTTCGACGAGCTGGACACCCGTACAGGGAAAAAGGAGCTGCTGGATATTGCCCAGATCGGAGGGCGCTTGGGGATTACGGACAAGGAGCAGCTCAGGGAATTTACCGAGGAGATAGACAAAATCTACGTTGCCCTGGGGGATTCCTTCCAAGGAGGATTGGAAGCGGTAACCACGAAGGTGGGTAAACTCAAGAACTTGTTTTCCGAGACAAAGGATCAGAACTATGGGGAGGCACTGAACGCCATAGGATCGGCGCTAAATGAGTTGGGCGCCAATGGTACGGCCAGTGAGGAGAATATTTCGGATTTTGCCACGCGTATAGGTCAATTGCCTGATGCCTTGAAACCAACCATTGCGCAGACCTTGGGGTTAGGGGCGGCCTTTGAGGAGTCGGGGATAGACGCGGAGATCGCCTCCAGTGGATATTCGCGCTTTATGAGCGTAGCGGGTACCAATGTGGAAGCCTTTGCCAAGCAAATGCGGATGTCGGCAGAGGAAGCCAGGGCGCTCTTTGAGACCAAGCCCGAGGAGTTCTTCTTGCGATTTGCCCAAAGTATGAAAAACTTAGGAGCGGAAGGAATGGCGGAGGCGCTCAATAGCTTAAAGCTAAACACACTGGAAGTAAAGAAAGCCGTAAGGGTAGCAGGCGCCAATGCGGATCGCTTTCGGGAGATGATGAGCTTGGCAGGGGAAGCGATGGAGGAAGGCACCTCCATACAAGAGGAGTTCAACAAGGTCAATAATAACACCGCGGCCATCTGGGAGAAGATCAAGAAGGTATGGAAGGAAACCTTTACCAGCACTTGGATACAAGGTTTTTTCTCCTATATTATCCAAGCACTGGGCTGGCTTACTGGGGTTACGAGCAAGGCAGGCGATGGAGTGAAGGTGTTTCGTGAGCGGATAGCCTTTTTGCTAAAGACGATAGGGGTCTGTACTGCTGCTGTGGTGAGCTATAAGGCAGCGGTACTCATTGCCACAGTGGCCACTAAACAGGCGTGGCAACAAACACTGCTGTATAATACAGCCCTGAAGGTCAAGACAGCGCTTATGCAAGCAGGAAAAGGGGCGGCACTGCTTCTTTCGGGAGCCAAGGCAGTTCTTACAGGGAATATACAAAGAGCTACCGCAGCCATGCGTGCTTTCAATATGGCCACAAAACTTAGTCCCATAGGGCTATTGGTGGGAGTGATAGGGGCGGCAGCGGCTGCTTATATGGCCTTTAATAGAGAGCAGAAGCAGGCGCTTACAGGACAGAAGTTACACAATGATGCGATAAAGGAAGCTAATGTACAGACCGCGGTGGAGGTGAATCATTTGCAGCAGCTATTGGCAGTTGCCAAAGATGTACAGAAACCATACGAGGAGCGCCGTAGGGCTGTGGCGGAGCTAAACCGATTGGTTCCTGAATACAACGGCAACCTTACAGTAGAGACAGCGCAAACAGAGGAGGCTAAAAAGGCTTTGGATAGGTATGTGGAGAGCCTAAGGGCTGCGGCCAGAGAGAAGTACCTCAAAGCGATTGTGGATCAGAAAGCCGAAGCGCTGGCCAAGGCGGAATATTCGAGCCTTGAGGAGAATATCTCGTGGTATCAGAAGGCATGGAATAGCGTCAAAAGTATGGGGAATATGACTATGGCTGCCCAGAACAATATCGTTAGTTCCTTGGAAAATCGCAGCAAACGTATCAAAAATGCCGAGCAAGAACTCAAGACTGCCACAGACCAACTGATGAAGGAGCAGGCTAAGAAAGTAGAGGGCTCCACAGCAAGCACAGATACCCCCGATATGCCCGTAGTAGGAAGCAGCGGAGACAAAGAGGGCAAGGGCAAGGCAGCCAAGGCAAAAGACTATACCCAAGAGTATGAGGCGGCTAAGCGTGCACGCTTACAAGCAGAGCAGGAGCTACAGAAGGAGATAGCCCAAGGGCTGGAGGAAAGCCTCGATAAGCAGTTGGCCACCACGGAGCAGAAATACAATGAGAAGAAGTTCAAGCTACAACAAGAAAACGCCACTCTTGAACAGGAAATCAGCACCCTTGCGGCGGAAAAGAGCAACGATCCTAATCGGGAGAAAGCCATAGCCGAAAAGCGCCAACTCATGGAGCTCAACAAGCAAATAGAGGTCGCTTACGAACAGCAGAAGGAGCAGGAACTACTGCAAGTCAGGGAGAAATACCACGCCAAGGAGGCTGAGCGCAGGGTCAAGGAACGAAACCGAGAAATAGATGCCCTTCGCCGCCAGAAATCCGAGGAAATCATAGAGATACAGAGCTTGGAGGAAGCCAAGAAGCAACTAAGAGAAAACCTATCAGCGGGGGAACTCTCACAGATTAAGACACTTGAGGACGCTAAAAAAGCCCTAAGAGCACAAGCCGAGAAAGAGCTATTGGCACTGAGCCTGAAAAACTTTGAGGAGCAGAAACAGATCCTTATGGGCTACCTCTCCACCCTTACAGGGGAAGCCAAGGAGAAACTGGTCGAGGACATCACCCAGATAGAGGACAAGATAGTCCAAATCAAAGAGAAGCTGGACAACATCAAGAACAACAAGGACACTAAAGAGAAGAATGCCGCAGACAAGGAGCTGGAGAAGGTGGATGTATTGGGATTCTCGGCCAAGGACTGGAAGGATACCTTTTCCAACCTTGATGAGATGAGCAACCGCTTTAAGGCTGTGGATATGGCCGTAGGAGCGATGAATAATGCTTTTAACATGTTCTCCCAACTCCAACAGGGGCTGAACCAAAAGGAAATGGCTACCTTTACCAAGAATCAGGAACAGAAGAAAAAAGCCCTACTCAACCAGCTTAACCAAGGGTATATCTCGCAAGCTCAATATCAAAAGGAGCTACAGCGCTTGGACGAGGAAGCCGATGCCAAGAAGAAAGAACTTAGTGTAAAGCAGTTCAAAGCACAAAAGGCAATGAATATGATGAATATTATAGCCAATACGGCTGTAGGTATTATGAGAGCTTACGAACAAGGCCCTATCGTGGGGAGTGTCTTTGCTGCAATTATAGGGGCTTTAGGGGCTGTACAATTGGGGATTGTAGCCTCACAGCAGGCGCCAAGCTATGCCAAGGGAGGATATACCAAGGGCTTAGGATTTAAGGACGAAAGCGGGCAGGAGGTAGCCGGAATTGTACACGGGGAGGAGTATGTGGTACCCCAGTGGCTCAAGAAAGACCCTGAAGTGGCGCAAGTAGTGGAATGGCTCGAAGCCAAGCGCTTGGGACAGTCGCCTAAGGGATATGAAGCAGGAGGGGAGGTGAAGAATACCAAGCAGGAAACCCCTACAAGTGAGAACAGCACCCCTGCCGTAGGGGTTCCTACAGGACTTACTGAGGTGCTCTCAAGGCTCAGCACTACCGTAGAGAAGCTACAGGGGGAAGGTATAGAAGCCTATATCGTAGCCGATGCTAAGGCAGGCAAGGAACTCCGACGAGCGATCAAAGAGTACGAAGCACTGCGAGAGCGAAACAAGAGATAGTGATTACTAAGGGTTTAAAAAAGTCCTTTCCTATATGGAAGGGGCTTTTTATTTTTGCCTTAGATAGAAATTAAAAGGTATTGATTCAATGGAAAAAATCTTTGTAACCTTGTGGATCCTCTTTGGTATCTACATCTTAGTCTTAGTAATGATTATGGCCGACCTATGGAGTGGCCTGCGCAAAGCCAAGAACAACGGAGAGATGCGCACCTCGTATGGCTACAAGCGTACTGTAGGGAAGCTCGCCCAGTACTACAATGTACTAATCGCCCTCACGATAGTAGATAGTATGCAGATGAGTGCTGTGTGGTACTTTGAGCAATATTACGGGAATCAGCTGTGGTTCTTTCCCTTTATGACCCTTGGGGGTGCCTTTTTACTCTGCCTGATAGAGATAAAGAGTATCTATGAAAAGGCCGAGGATAAGGTACGCTTGGACAAAGCAGGACAAGTGATGGGCAAGATCATCCTTAACCGCGGGGATGTAGAGGAAATAGCTTCTTCCATCAAGGAATATCTTAATGAAAATGATAAAACACCCATAAAAAACGAATAACCATGCCAACACCTAAGTATAAAGTAAGGCCTGACACAGGCGAATTGCAGGAATACCTCTTTGAGTACAACGGGATTTTAGCACTTAAAAACTTCGTAGCACGTGTGGACGGAGAGCGCCTGATCCTACACAGCGCAGAGGATATGAACTTCTCTATCTTGGACGCCTTGGTCAGTGAAGTAGAGATCAATGGAGTAGTGTATGACAATGCAGATGCTGCCCAGCAGGCACTACAGCGCTTAACCTTCAATACCAACAGACCGGTGATCATGACCCAGCGCGAGCGAGAACTACTCTTGGGAGCGCTCCAAAGTGGCAACTATGTAGGCACAGCAGCGGATCTGAAAGCACTCATTGATACGAAAGTAGACAAGGAAGATGGTAAGGGGCTATCCACAAATGACTTTACCAATGCCTACAAGCAGAAGCTGGACACCCTCGAAGATTACGATATAGAGCTGGACGAGAATACTACAGAGTTCCGATTTAAGAAGGGCAGCAATATAGTAAGGCGCATCTCCCTAATGTTCTTGGACGATGAAGGCACAAAATTGGTGTACAACAAGCCTGAGAAGACCTTAGAGTTAAGGGATAAGCGCAATAACCTCCTCACCAGTATCCCCGTGAGCCACTTTGTTAGTAATATTCCTGATGGAATTATTGTGCAGAATGGAAAGATTAAGCTCATGGCCGGAAATAATGTTATTTTTGAAAATGCTTTTTCCTACAATGACTTGGCGGACAAGCCATCATTGGATTTTATCCCTACCTCTTGGAACAATAGAGGAGGAAAAGAAGTTATTAAGACGCAAATAGATGACTGGTTGCGTATCAATGAGAACGGCAGCCATCCCAACGGTACTTATTTCGGCGCGTATCGCATCCGTACAGATAAGGGAATACAGGTAGGAGAAGGTGGAAACAAATTCCATGTGAGTGATGAAGGAAATATTGACATTAAAAATAAAACGAAAATCGTTGTAAGAGATAATGGGAATATTGCCTTTGGAAACATGGATTTCAACGATTTGGTTTATGGAGAATTCAAAGGTATAAAGATTTGGGGTCATGATAGTGATGATAAGGTAATTTTAGCTGGTGGTGGAGTTAAAAATATAAACGAGATAGCTCCTTCTTATAAGACTATTACAGACGCTCACAAATTCCTTGATAAGGATGGAGCTATACATTTTGGATCAGGTAGTGGTATAGCTAATGCCCCAGGCAGTTCTTACTATGAGATGTTAGGACTTACCCATAGTTCTAAGGGCTGGGGATTTATCATTGCAAAAAACTTGGATGTTAATGATCGGAAATTATACATAAAACAGGTCATTTCTGGCAGCTATACAGATTGGTTTGAATTGAATGGAAGCATTGATAATATATCTATCCGTAACTATATAGAGTGTAACCATAACCATAATGGTTCTGTAATTTTTGTTGAGAATCCGTTAACTATTCAACTTAAAGATTTAATCTCTTTAGATTGTGTGTCTTTTCGAAAAGTCTTCGCTGGTGGACAAGTAACCTTCACTTGCGATGGAAAACAAATCATCTACACGGGAGATAATGCCTTCAACGGGGGTGATGGCTCTACAGCCGTAGTAAGTATATGGAACAACAAGTGTTACATAGACATTCGAAATATATGATGAAAGTAATCAACAATCTCAGGGGTAGCGACAAGCTCCTGCATAGTAAGTACGGGAATATGATATTTATTGTCATTTTCCTTAGCGCTCTGATATTCTTGCCTGTTGTGAAATCCTTACTTATAGCCGCTATAATATT